TTATTCGAATAAATCCAGATTCTGGTCTAAATGGAATTTAAGCTTTTCTTCGCCATTTACGATACTGCGGATTGTTCTGATAGTCACGCCAAATTTACGGGCGATTTTAGAGCGGCTTTCTTTCCTTGCAGCCATTTCACGGATGGTTCTATTACGCATTGCAATCGTGATTGTTGTCGCCATAGGCACTTCTATTGAATTGTTCCCTAAATGCTCTGATAGCAGCTGTAGCTTTGAATAACCGATGATCTGTGATAGCTCATGATGAATGCCTAGCGCGTGTTTGTGGGGTACAAAAACTAGGATGCCGCCATAGCTCTCAATTAGACTCAAAGCTGGTTTTATGCCGATAAGCTTCGCCACAAATGCAAAGTTTTTTGGCATAAGTGCAATGAGTTCTTCATCAGAAAATAATTGTTGTGCATCAGTGATGTGAGGACGATAAACCATAATTGCTCCCGCTGTTATCCCATGTTAAGATTTAGCAGTCTTATGATTTATCTCCTCTTACTTTCGTCGGTGGGTGGAATTTAAAACCTCAGTGTTGGCGCACTGGGGTTTTTACTTTCTTATTGTTCTTTCAATGCCGCAACGTTTGCACCATTGGCGTAAGTGAGTAATGATCATGTCTGCGTGATGGCTGCTCATAAATTGCAATGCACTCACACCAACCTTGTTCTCTACAAATTTTGCTAAAGCTTTTTCACTGCTGTTTTTGACATGACCAGCTGCATGTAGTTGCAACCATAAGTGGCGAATCAATTTGCTTTGCGCATCACTTGCTAAGTTCTTAACACCTGATTTATTTTTTGATTCAACTTCAAAGCCAAGTTGTTTGAAGCGATCCAGCACAGCTTCAAGCTGTGCTAGGTTCAGATCTTTTGAACTGGTTTTACCAGTAGTGCTTGTAAGAATGTCTCGGTAAAGCTCATCATCTAAACCAAGTTTGGTTTTTCCTACATGGATTAGCTTGATCAGATTAGCTTTTTTATTGAATTTCATTACCAAAATACTCCCTTAGCTGTGTCGCAAAGGCTAATTAAGGCAAGTACTGCAAGAGTTAGAAATGAGCCAGCTTTACAAATATTTGAACGACGTTCAAAAACTGTTAAACCTGTATTTTTTCGTGCTTTCCATGCAAGTTTTGCTTCATTAAAACAATTGTAGAAGCCAATAATAAGGACAAGTAGCAGTGCAAGTACTAACATTGTGACTTCTCCCTTGGAACTTGGAGGCTATGAACTACCTGCATAATTTTTTTCACAGCTTCATACATTAGAGGTAAGTCAGCTTCTAAATAATTAAATTCATAAGATGACTGAAATGTTGAAAGTGTTAGCCCAGATCCTTCTTTCTCAGACCATTGCATCCAAAGGTTTGCAACATTTAATGCTTTAATTTGAAAAGCTTCAGTTGCGGCGATGTGGGCTTCTTCAGCTCGACGCTCTAAAATAATCTGCTGTTCTTCTGGGGACAATTCCATGTGTATATAAGGTCTGATTTCACTCACGATACTTCTCCCAAACTTTCCACCACTTCAGGTGGTAACTTTTCTAAATCTTCAACTTTAATCATTGTGTGTATCCTAATTTTTTAGCCCCACAAGCACATTTGTAGAAACCTTTTATGCTGATAGAAATACTGCGGCTAGTTCGTGTTGTTAATTGAACATTCTTGATGTGTTCCCATTTGTGGCGGTTACCAACAGTGCATTTTTTCATTTGGATGGTTCTCCCTATCGCTGCTCATCAGTACTGGATCACGACATCCAGTAGACACAGGCACGAATGCCTGTGTTTCGCTTATTTCAGATAACTCTGTTGAGGTTGATATGTAGTTTGATTTGATGGATCTACTGGTGTTACTTGCCATGTACTTTCAAAAAAGGTTTTACGGCTGGCTTCCATAAATTCCGAAATTTCTGATGCGATTTCTCTTGCATGATTGGCATCATCTGCATCAATAATGTGGTCTTGCGTAAAAGTTTTTGTTACTTCAACTTTAAATTTCATTTTGTTCTCGCTTATGCAATTAGGGTGTTCAAAGCCATTTCGATAGCACGTTGTTGAACCGTGTCCCGCGCAATTCTTTGATTGTTACTGTCCAATACGTGGTACTCGAAATAACCACAAAGGTTGAACTTCCGAACGACTTTTAGACCTTTCTTTTCAAGAGCATCTAAGTGATTTACTTTTGTTGCCATTACTTCACAGCCTCTTTAAGAGCTTTACCTGCTTTGAATGAAGGTGCTTTTGACGCTGCAATTTGTAGCTCTTCACCAGTTTTTGGATTACGGCCAGTACGCGCAGCGCGTTCTTTTACGGAAAAAGTTCCGAAGCCAATCCAAGAAACACTTCCGCCTTCAGCTAAAGCAGCAACGATTGCATCTTCCACTGCTTGTAGTGCAGCTGTTGCCTGTGATTTAGTTAAATTAGCGTCCATTGCGATGTTTGCGATTAAGTCAGTTTTTTTCATGTTTAAAAGTTCCTGTTTTAAGAAATAGATGCGATGTCTAGAGATAGCGGTAAGTAACCACCAGTTGCGTCATCGCGGGTGTAAAAACGTAAGTAGGCTTTACTGCCAATAATGTTGATGCTGTCTGAAATGGCCTGCATTGCTTGCTTCCATTTCGGGTGGTTGATTTCAATGCGTTTTAATCCAAGTACTTTGGTTGTGCTGATGTCTCCCTTTTTGTCTACGTGGAATGCGTTATTAATGATGACCTTGATTTCGTCACGGCTGCCTTCAGTCCATTCTTCAAGGCACTCATCAATGAGTTGTTTTGCAGCTTGCAAACGTTCATCAAAGCTGATGTTTTCCGCAATATTGCGTTGGATTTTTAAGCGTCCGTCATAGCTCATGAGCGTTACGTTGCCTTTATTACCGCCAACTTTTGCACCGTATTGGTCGGTAGAAATTTGGATAAAGCTGGCAATATCAGCAAAGCCTTCAACCTTGAACTCCGCTAAAAGGTCATGGATTTCTTTTGCTTTCTCATGAAGTTTGCGAACTGTTTGATCACGCAATTTGTCAATTTCTTTGACATTGGCTTCTGGTACAAATGCACCTGAAGCGTTTTCCCAATAACCTTCTGTAATAGGCTTATTCATGTGTAGCTCCTTGTTCTGATTCAATTTCCGCAGCCTTGAGGCGTTGGTAACACTGTTCTAAAGATTCATTTAGCTGCTTGTTCTGAGCGACATGCGCCATAAGTTGTTCCTTGGGGATGTTCTTCAGCCCGCGCTCAGGCTGTTTCTTATTCATTTGTGTAAAGCCAAGCATTTCGGTAACGCTTAGATTTGGGCGTGTATGCTTTTGACGTTCATGTTCAGCTTGTTCAGCAGCACGTTCTTCTTCAGTTTTCGCTCGTGGTGCAGCAGCTGCTCGGCGTTCTGTTGGTGCTGGTGCATTTTCTGGCTTGAATGAACTGATCACCTCATACAGATAGCCATGGTTTTTTAATGGCAGTTGCAATTTGCCTTGGTCACGACGTTCAAGCATTGTGTTGATTGCCCAGATCCATGCTGCTTTAGGAGCTGGATAACTGTGGTGACCACGCTTAATTTGTTGAGCATTAATATCCTCAGCAATTTCACCAATAAGCTTTGCTGTACGTTCAAATGTCAGGTCACGGTTTAGTGAGCGAAACATTCCTAAGTACTTCACTAGTGGCTGAGCTAAATCACCCACCAAGGCAAGTGTTGCAACAAAAGCTTTGCTGGTATCACCATGCCCTAAAAGGGCATCTAGGCTAGTGGTCGCCCCACATGCTGGGCATCTAGTTTTCATTTTTACCTACCTCAAATGCACTTGAACCCACAGCAGCCAAGGCGATTGCTAAACCAAAAGGCAGACGGCTAAGACCAATTGTTTTACCTTTGGATTGAAGCTTTTGGCGTCTTGCAATTACCGCTTGTTTGGCTGCTGCCTTGGTTGCTTCATTACGTTCAATTGCCTGAGCAACTCGTTCTTCTTTAGTGCCACGACGCTTTGCTTCACCCATTTGCTTTCACTCCTTGTGCCGACTTAACCATTGCTTGATAAACAGCTTTAGCTAAAAAACCAGCGCCTGCTGCCATACCAGCTCGTTCCATTTCTTCAGTAGGTTGTTTAGGCACAAGCACATAATCACCACTGACTAATTTGTCGATATCCTTGGCAAACTGAGCACGTTTTTTATTTACATAGGACATGTCATCACCTCGCTAATTCGTGCCCATACTGCTGCAACTGCAAGAATGGTCATGATTAAAGAACCGCTAATAATTTCTAGAGTCATAGCTATCTCCTGAAGTGTTTAGAGTCACTTTCAACTGCGGTTTGACAGTCAATGCAAAGTTTGACGTTGCCCAATGCACGACGACGTTCTGGAATTTCGTTTCCACAGTTCATACATTCGTGTTCACTTTCACCATCAAAGGTTTGTCGATTTGAAAGGGTTTGCTGAATACGTTCTTCAGCAATGCCTTCCGCTACATCTGCAAAATCAACCATTGCAACCTCCTAATACAGCCATCACGACAGCAACCGAAAAGGCCCAAAGCGTAAAGCTCACAGTGAGTACATTTTTTAAATTAAAATTCATGACTTAAACCCCCATCACGATGTCGCGTGTGATAACGTCCTCGCCAATTTCCGCTGCGAGGTTCATTGAACTGGTAATTAAGTTGCCAATGGCAAGTGGATATAAAAGTGAGCGTGTGGTTTTGCCAGCGCTATTGATATGAGTTAGGCGATCTACAATTGCTTGAATGCCGTCCTCAGTGATGATCGACTCCAGCTTTTTATCAACGCTTTTAACTCGGTGTTGTAAGTACTCAACTAATGAAGTGTTTGTTAAAGGGTCAAGTGTTACGCTCTCACAGCGCTGTACAACCTCACGAACTGCGGGGTTACGCTCACTTAATTTATTTGCAAGTTCTGGCTGACCTATTAAGACGATTCCGATAAGTTTTTTGTAGCCGTCTTCTAATTCAAAGAAACGCTTTAACTGTTTAAGAGTAGCGATTGGCAAGCTGTGAGCTTCTTCAATTATCAATAAATGGCTATAACCAGCTTCGCTTGAATTTTTTAAAATCGTATGGACTTGGCGAAAACGACCCTCGGCAGATATACGCGGTTTTTCTTGACCAGCACTGACCGTATTAATAATTGCTTCAGCAATATGGCTTGATTTAAGCGTCTTACCTTTAATGTCATTATCTTCAGTTGCAATGACATATGGTTCGATAACCAAAATTGGTAATTTTTCACGACGAATACGGTCTTGAAGGTCGCGTCGTAAAGTCGATTTACCTGAACCTGACTCACCTGAAATGGCAATGAATCCGCCATGTTTAGCTGTCTGATATAAGGCTTGACGCACATAGTTAATGTCGCTATTCAAGAATAGTTCTTCAACTGCACGAACTTCATTTGTGAAAGGGTTATCAAACAAGCCAAAATGTTTTTTAGCTTGTTGAGTCAACGACTGTTTTGCGAGCAACATGGCTTGTTCGTCCTCATTTAAAAGTTCATTAATTTGTTTGTTTCCGTGACGCGCCACTAAAGCGCGATACACGTGATCAAGTTCTCTTTCACTTGCTGCTTCAGAGCCAAGTCTTTCGAGAAGTGTTTTTTGTGGTGGTGCATCAAACATTTCGTTGAATGCGTTGTCGATTTCTAACTCGCTAATCTTTGCGTTGACCAAGAACTCTCTAAAACGGGCTTTCACAAAATCAGTATTCTTCTTCGGCCATCTCAGGCAGTTGATGATGATGTTGATCGATGACGGGCTTAGCTGTACGTAACGAGCTAAGTCGGCTTGTATAATTCCGTTGTCTAAAATTAGATCCTTGAGTTTTGTCGAGCAGTCTTGTTGTTTCATGGTTGCTCCTTAACCGACAACGCGAAGTTGTGGTCGTTGTTGTGGAAGTTCTTGTTCAGCCTTGATTGCTTCAGCAATTTCACGTACTGCATCGGCAGGGACTAAACCATCTGGATAAGATTTTTTGAGGGCTTTGTAGTGATCTGTGGTCCACAGGTCACCGATTAAGCCTCGAATTTCTTTTGCAGCTTCTACTGCTGAAATTGGTGCAGATTCACGACGTTGTTTTGGTGTAGTGACTTGCTCACCAGCACGCTTGATGTAGGTCGGAACTTCAACCGCAGCAACATCGGCCATAGCATTGAGCTGACCTTCATACGCTGGTTTCTTCTTGGCAATTGCTTTATCAACTTGCTCCAGCGTTTCAGCGCCATAAGCGTTCTTGAGGATGCGTTTGCGGTTTTCATCAATTGCGCTCTGTGGCATTGCTTTGATTTCTTCACCGATTACAGCTGCATCATTTCCAAAACCAACCCAATCAACCTGCAACGGCTCACATGTGAAAATGACTTCATTGCCGTGCTGATCTTTGGTTAATACATCGATGCATGGCGCACGGTATGGATTCACTACAATCTGCAACTTGGCTTTCGGGTAAACCCCATCAACATGACGAACGTCATAGTCTTGTGAGCCATAGCCTTGAATGGCATGACTAACTGTAAGATTGGCTTTAACTGTTTTTTCAACTGGTACTGTGCTGATAAGCTCTCGGCATAATTCCATTGGTGGAGCAAAGCGTAATTGTTCAGGCTTAATCGTTTGCCAAACTGCATTACGGCTGCGCTTAGTACGGCTATGAATTTTGGTTTCATTCCAAAACATGCGCCAATCCGCTGCTTTTGCATTTAACTCTTGGATATTGTTGATCTGCATGAAACGCAGACGGCCTTCAAACTGTGTTTCAACAATATTTTGAGCGTTTTCAACTTGGCCTTTTGCTTGTGAATTACCAGTTGCATGGGGTATGAAAGTTACATCTAAACGCTCAAGTAAATTCCTGAATAATCCACTAGTGTTTGCACAACCTTTGTCTGTGTAGAGGATGTTTGGAACACCGTGCATTGGTTCTTTATCAGAGCGTTTTTGAATACCGTTTAAGAAAATCTCAATTAAGTTTTCAGAGCTTTCACTTCCGTACACGTACTCAACATAAATTGAGCCTGAGAAGTGATCGGTCATGACATAACGAATCACACGATCATTTTCGATTCTCTTCACGTTGGCTGGCTTGTTCTTGTAGAACTTCTTCTCATCCATCACTTGCATACCGCCTTTAGGCAGGTAGAACAAAACACAGATAGACGCATCGACTTGCCAAACGTGGTTTGGGTGTAACGATTTTTGCTGTGTATGTGCCGATGGTGTTGCAAGTTGTTTGGGGTGGCACATGTTTTGTTTCATGATGCGACCAACGGTTGCTGCTGATACTTTTGGTGCTTTACCATCTGCAATCAACATTTCCAGTGCCGTTGTCACAGGTAAAGTTTTTTTGCCATTGGCGCGTGTTGCCACATGCACCATGCCACCAATCATTTCTGCGACTTCAGTCGGCACAACTGTTTTGCCTTTATCAGAGCGCTGTTTACGTTCAGATTTAAAACCTACTTTTTCAAGTTCACGGTAAAGTTGCGGTTTGCTAAGACTTAAAAAGTCACATGCGGTTTTTACAATCGCAGCTTTTCCACCAAACTCAGCAGCAGTAAGTTTGGCTGCAATCTCACGCAAATAATCTTGTTTTGCTAAGTTTGGATTTGTCATGATTACTGCTCCACGTTTGTTGCATCAAATGCAGCAGCGTCTTGATCCGCAGGTAACCATGCTGGGTTCACCATCGTTTCAAAATCAATTTGAATTCCTAGCTCAACACTAGTTTGTGCAATCTGTTGAAATGCGCTGATAACGAGGGCTTCAAGTTGTTCTTGGATGTTGTAAAGGCCATGCTCATTGATTGTGTCTAAAACTGAGTTGACCGTATTTTTAAAACGCACTGTGTCGTTGTGCATTGTTAAACATGCGGTGTTGGCTTCTTCTAAAGCTTTAGCTGCAATTAGTTGTTCTTCAGATTCAGCACGCTTTTTAATTTGAACTGGACTCTGAAGCTTTGTGAGCTTTGCATCTAGTTCATTAATCTTTTGGTCTTTCTTTTGGAGGAGTAAGTCACCAGCTTCTTTGTCAGCTTTAATTTTGCGAAGTTCATCTTTTAATTCGCGTACTGACATAGTTTCAATGCTGTCTAATGAAACCTCACCAATGCTTCCACCTTGTTCGATGACTTGTATTTCATCGTCATCTAGCGTTACAAGCTCAAGCAACTTTGTTTGATTTCCAGCTTTCTGCAAAAGCGAACTCGAATTCGTTTTTGAGAATTTCAACACCGCTGACATGAATTTTTGTGCCATGCGTGGAGTGAAGTTCAACATCTCAACACGCTTATTAAACTCACCATGCGGTGTAATTTCTTTTAAGATTAATAAGCGCTTGCCAAGCTCCATCACTGCTTCAACAGTACGTTGTTGGAAAAAGCGAATTTCATCTTCCAATGCCCCTACAGTTAAAGCCCCTTCATAACCAAGTTGCGTTGCTAAACCTGCAACAGCCTTTGTATGATTTTGAATTTCAACTTCAGTGATTACTTCATTACTCATAGTGAACCCTTATTAAAACTGTGTGTTAAGACGTTGGTTGTATTCATTAATACGTGCTTGAACACGGTCACATTCTTCTTTACACGCTGTTGCAAATTTGACCGTCTTCACACTTGGGGCATAGTTGCCGTTGTCACGTTTTTCTACCCAACCATCCGCTTCAAGGGTTTGGAGTGCGCGAGTAATAAATACAGGTGTTTCTTTTAAGCTTTCAGAAAGCTGTTTATTGCTAAGGCCGAAAACGTAATGACCTCGCAGCGCGAATAAAACGCGTAGAACTTTCACGGCTGATTTATTTGTTGAACTCATGCCCATCTCCTTGAGTGAACTTGATTGACATTAGTTGCTGTTTAAGCTCTTCGTTATCCTGTTCAGCGAAGAACCATTGGACATAACCGAATGTCGTTACGAAGATGATTAGGTAACGAAATGCAATACTTCCTGATTGTTTTTGTCTCATCTCTTTCCCCGTGTGCAAAAATGTGCGAATATGTGCAAAGTAACTAAACAGTGACTTTCTGTTTTGGTTCTGGTTTTAGGCCGAGGGCAACGGCAATCTTATGGGCACGTCCAAAGTTTCCTTTAGATTGACCGTTGAGTACTTTGTAAACTTCTTGTGGGGTGAAACCTTTACTTTCAGCCCATGATGAAACAGGAATGCCTTGTTGGATAAATTCCTGTTTTACTTCTTCGGCAGTTTTTAGGTGCATATTTAGTTTCCCTTGTGTGGCTAAAGTTGCATTAAGTAGAACTTATAGCACCACATTAGTAACTATTTAGTTACTTGTCAATATTATTGGAGTGTTTTTTGTGACTATTGGAGCAAGACTTAAAGAAGAGCGTGAGCGACTGGGTTATACGCAACCAGTTTTTGCTGAGTTAGCAGGCACTACCAAGAAAAGTCAGATAGATTACGAGAAAGATTTAACGCAGCCTAAAGCTGGTTATTTAGCTGCAATTGCAGAAGTTGGCGCTGATATTGGCTACATTGTGACTGGCAGAAAAGCCAATCAGTCACTAAATAGTGACTTTGCTTGTGAGTTTGATTTAGTCAACGTTTATGATGTTTCTGTGTCTGCTGGTGATGGTGCAGTTTGTTTGGGTGAAACAGAACCTGCTAGTCGATTGGCATTTAGAAAAGACTGGCTTTCAAGACATGGGTTTTATGCAAAGGACTTAGTCATCGTTTATGCAAAAGGCGATTCTATGGAGCCAACTATTCATGACAAAGAGCCGTTATTAATCAATACAATTGATAAAGAACTTACAGATGGATTTATTTACGTTGTGAGAAATCAAGAGAATTTCTGGGTCAAACGTGTGCAACGTCAATTTAATGAATTGTTATTGTTGTCAGATAATGAAAAGTATCTGCCAATGAAACTCGATTTAAATGAATCGACAGATATTGAAATTATTGGCAGATGGATACCACCAAGTCGCGGGACTTTTTACTGATATGAAAAAGTTAATTAGTGTTGTTGGATTATTATTATTAGCTGGTTGCTCTACGCAAAAACAACCACAGTCAGAACCTCCTTATGTGAAACAAAACTATAGTGAATCTGACCCAGCTGCAAAGTTGAGTGTTTCCCAATTTGCTAACGTGGTTAAAAGTATTTATCCAGCTTACCAAATCAGCCATTCAAACGATGGTGGTGAAGTAAAGTTTTTACCAAATGATGTCAAAGCAGATACTAAATTTGTGCCAAATAATAATTGGTACAGCATTAAAATTATCAAAGAACCAAACACAGAAAACTGGAAAGGTTTAGTTGTTGAAGTTTTTAATAAAGAATCTTTTGAACAGTCAAAGGCTGTGGCTGCAAAAGACTGTCAAAAGATTTTTGGAAATATTGACAACCGAGTTCCTGCTGTTCTTTATGACCTTGAAAACCATTTAAATCAAGGCTCAAAAACATCAATTTCAAGCCATCAGTATGGATATACTTTTCAGTTAGATGCAAGTCACTACAAAGAAGGTTATCCAGTAACTTGTATGGTAAATATCTAGATTCTTAAACTGAGCGGAAGCATTTCCGCCTGATAAAAATATAGTTCAGATAGCAACATAGCCTCATCATTTGATGAGGTTTTTTTATGTCTATCACTTTTGATGAAGTGTTTGAACGGACTATTGGTCATGAAGGTGGCTATGTAAATAATCCTAAAGACCCTGGTGGGGAAACCAATTGGGGTATCACAATAAAAACAGCGCGAGAAAATGGTTATACAGGCTCTATGAAAAGCATGTCTCGTCTACAAGCTAAAGAAATTTACCGCGTAGCTTTTTGGAATCGTGCTAAGTGTGATCAATATACTGGAGCTATTAGCTATCAGATTTTTGATGCAGCTGTTAATCATGGCATTGGCAATGCCATTCGTATGCTTCAACGTGCAGTCGGTGTTTTGGATGATGGTGTGGTTGGTGATAAGACATTAGGTGCTATTAAGAAAATGACACTTGATGATGTACTCATTTTATTCATTGCTGAGCGTCTTGAGTTTTATACCAAGCTTTCAACATTCAATAGCTTTGGTCGTGGCTGGGCGCGTCGAGTGGTTGGCAATCTCCGTTATGCTGCTGGAGATACGCCATGAATAAAAAATATAGTGTTTCTCCTCAAGAGCTTTCTCGTCGTTTACGACAACAAAAGAAAGAACTTTTAGCGAACAATCCTAAGAAAATTATTGAACCTCAATATATTCAAAGTGTTCATGGCTCTACCATGCAGTTTGGGGTCTTGGTACACAATTGGCGTACAGGTTGGAAATGGTTTAGTAACGTTGCCTTTGCTGGCATCGTGGCAGTTCAAACTTTTTATGACACATTGCCACCTGAATTAATTGCAACATTACCAGCAGATGCACAATCCAAAATAACTTTAGGCTTGGCTGTTTTGGGGCTTATTGGTCGTTTTATTAATCAGACTAAACCAAAGCCTTTACCACCTGCATCCGAAACGATTAAGGAGGATGCATGACCATACAACTTGAGCCTTATCAAATATTTATCATTCTTTCGACTGTCATTAGTACAGTCTGGGGGATGTTTAAACTGTTAGGCAATCAAATTAGTAATAGTATTCAGCAGAATTTTGAATCAACAAATCAAAAAATTGAAGAAGTGTCTCGTCAACACTTGAAGGGACAAGAAGATTTACGAAAGCTTGAACGTGAGTTTCTTCAGTTCCAAGCCGATATGCCATTTCGCTACATTGCCCGTGATGACTATATTCGCGGTCAAACTATTATTGAAGCCAAGCTGGACGCTGTAGCTCAAAAGCTTGAAAAAGTACAGATTAAACAGGGGTTAGAATAATGTCTTTTGATATGCAAAAAATTCGTCGTGAAGGCATGCGTTGGCATTTGCTGAATGCATTAGATAAAGCACGCCCTTTAGGTGCATTGGATACTTTATTGCTTGATGTAATGCGTGCCTTGTATCCCGATACGACCCCACAAGAATTACATGTTCAATTGGACTATTTGGAAGAGCGTAAGCTGGTTGAAATTAAAAAGCAGCCTGATGGTCATTGGCATGCAAAGCTAGATCGTTTGGGCATTGATATTGTGGAGTACACAATTGATTGCCAAGCTGGTATTGCCCGTCCAGAAAAATACTGGAACTGAGGTGACACATGGCAAGAGAGTCATCAATTGATTTGCTAAGTGCTGAGGATAAAACTTGGCTTGATAAGCGGTTTATGGATCAAGGTTTTTGTGGTTATGAAGAAATTGCAAAAATTCTGCAAGAGCGTGGTTACAACGTCAGCAAGTCAAGCGTACATCGTTATGGTCAAAAAGTAGAACAAAAACTTGCTGCGGTTCAGGCCAGTACTCAAGCAGCCATGATGATTGCCGATGCTGCGCCCGATGATAGTGATATGCGTAGCTCTGCTGTTTTATCGTTGGTTCAGACTGAATTGTTTAATGCACTCATTGCTTTACAAGAATCAGAAAATCCTGATGCAGACCCAGCAGATCGAATCATGCTCATGGCAAAAGCTGGTAAAGGTATTGCTGAAATTGCCAAAGCCTCTGTGAACCAAAAAAAATGGCAATCAGAAGTTAACGAGCGTGTTCAACAAGCTGCTAAAGCTGTAGAAAAAATTGTCAAAAAAGGCGGTATGTCTAAAGATACTGTTGATGAAGTTAAGAAAGAAATCTTAGGGATTATTGGTTTATGAGCGAACAAAAAGTCACTGATCCACGGGAGATTCTTAACTCAGCGGGTTATGAAGATGTGCCAGCAGTATTGTTGCCATATCAGCAAGCTTGGATTGCTGATAAAAGTCCCTTGAAGATTGCGGAAAAATCCCGTCGTATTGGCCTAACATGGGCCGAGGCAGCTGATGCTGTTTTAGATGCTGCAAGTGATGGTGGTCAGAATTGTTATTACCTTGGATATAACAAGGATATGACAGTTGAATTTATTCAAGCTTGCGCTATGTGGGCAAAGGCATTTGATGCTGCCTGTAGTGAAGTTGAAGAAGGCCTTTGGGAGGATGGTGATAAACACATTCAGACTTTCACTATTCGCTTTCCTAAGTCTGGTAAACGTATTGAGGCTTTAACTTCACGCCCATCAAACTTGCGTGGTCGCCAAGGTCGTGTTGTGCTGGATGAATATGGATTCCATGAGCAACAATCAGAGCTTTTAAAGGCAGCTATTGCGCTATTGATTTGGGGCGGTTGTGTGCGAGTTATTAGTACACATGATGGTGAAGATAATCCATTTAATGAACTGATCAAAGAAATTCGAGCTGGTAAACGTAAAGGTACAGTTCACCGTACAACTTTCCGTGAAGCTGTAGATCAAGGTCTATATAAGCGTGTTTGCTTACGTAAGAAGATTAAGTACAACAAAGCTGAAGAAGAAGCTTGGGTGGAAGATACTTATAAATTCTATGGTGATGCAGCTGATGAAGAACTTGATGTTATTCCGAGTAAAGGTGGTGGACGCTGGTTACCTCTATCACTACTTGAGGGTAAAAAAGATGCTTCAGTCCCTGTTATACGTTTCGAGGCTCCGAAAGGCTGGGATGATTTTAATAATGTCAGTGAAGAAACTCGTAATGCTGAAGTCAAAGAATTTTTTGATGAGCATTTATTGCCACTTTTGGAAGCATTGCCGCCAAAGGCAAATAGTTTTTATGGCCTAGACTTTGCGCGTAAGCAGAATGCTTGTTCATTTTGGCCTCTAATTGAACAGCAAAATACAAAGAAGAAAATCCCATTTCTTTTTGAGATGTTTAAAGTCCCCTATAAACAACAAGAAGAGTTTCTACGTCTCATTGTTGCCAAGCTGCCTAATTTTAGTAAAGGCGCACATGATGCTGGTGGTAATGGTGGTTTCTTGGCGGAAGCTATGCAGGTACTTCATGGGGATCGAATCGAAGCAGTCATGCTTACAGAATCATGGTATCGGGAACATACTCCACATTTTAAAGCCGCTCTAGAGGATGGTGATATTGAGAATATGCCTGCCGATCAAGATGTCATGGAGGATCACCGTGCATTTGTTTTGGTGAATGGCGTTGCACGTATACCAGCAATGGGAAAATCTAACTCAAATAATAAAGACCGACATGGTGATAGCGCCATAGCACATTTACTTGCTGACTACGCATCAAAGAATCCTAGTGCTCCAATTGAATTTACTCCACTACCGTCAAAAGAGGAAATGGAGCTGAATTCAGATGATTATGATGATTGGTCTGGTTCTGTTGGGTGGTTTTAGAAAATTCTTTCAACCCGCATATGTCTGTTTCCATTGTCATAAATTGTGGCTATCTTATATTTATGCTCATACTTGCGACCTAAAATATTTTCAAACCCAATAGTTATTTCTCGTTCAACATCTTTGTTTTCTCGGTAAAGTGCATCTTCAACAGGAGTAAATGATGAATTAAATACTTGACGGTACTCTTTAGGGAAAAATTCAAAATCCTGCTTTGTATTAGGTAAATGTTCAAGAGTAATATGCTTTGCTGCATTTTCACTTTGATTTGTAAGAGTAAAACTAAAATAAATCCTGCCATATTCGACACCAACTAAAGCTTGAAAACTAATCACTGGCGCAAGAGTATTATGTCTATCTTCTAATTCAGCTTGCTGTAGTTGCGCCATTATTTTCTGTTGATCAACAGACTCTTTCATTTCAGCGACTTGTAATTGTAGCGCTTCAGTACTTGCTCTTAACTCTTCACTTTGAATCCTGATTGATTCATTGTTTTGCTTATATCCCAAGATTAAAAATAAAAAAGCTAATGGTGCAAAAGCACCTGCTAGAAAGTCACCTAATTCATTTGAAGGGAGTAAAACATTTTTCCCCTCACTTAAGCAAAATATTAGGGTGTATAAAATAATGAAAGATAAATATAAAACAACTACCCAAAAGACCCATGTTTTATAAATAGGTGTTTTTGGTGTTGGTGTTGGTGTTGGTGTTGGTGTTGGTGTTGGATTTTGCACGGAAAGACTTCCCCCTGATTATCAAGTTTTAATTTTTTAATAATTCAAAACGAGGTGACGACTCTTGTTGGAGCAAGAGTCGCCCCCTTTGGTAAAAGTGCTACCGCAGGCTTAGCCTCGTTACTGTGCACACAGTTATTGCAGGCTATCAAAAATGAAAAAGTTTTGCAGTAGGTGAAATAATGAAAACCAAGCCAATTGTTCCTTGGATGGGTGGTAAGCGTCGTCTGGTGTCGCAACTGATTGAAAAAATGCCAGAACATAAGTGTTATGTAGAATTGTTTGCAGGCGGCGCAGCTTTATTTTTTATGCGTGAAGAACAATCAAAAGTTGAAGTCATTAATGATTTGAATGGTGAGCTGGTGAACTTGTATCGAGTTGTTCAGCATCACCTTGAAGAGTTCGTTCGCCAATTTAAATGGGCGCTGGTCAGTCGCCAGATGTTTGAATGGCTTAAATCTGCAAGTGTTGAAATGATGACTGACATTCAACGTGCAGCTCGTTTCTATTATTTGCAGCACACAGCATTTGGAGCAAAGGTGTCTGGTCAAACTTTTGGTACAGCAACCACAGCTCGACCAGTGAATTTACTCCGAATCGAAGAACAATTGAGTGAAGCGCATTTGCGTCTCTCAGGAGTGACAGTTGAGCATTTAACTTGGGATGCATGTTTACTGAAGTATGATCGTCTTCATAGCTTTATGTATGCCGATCCACCGTACTGGAAATTAGCTGGCTATGGTGTAGGTTTTGGTTTAGATCAATATGAAAAAATGGCTGAGCTAATGAAGACCTGTAAAAGTAAAGTTATGCTCTCGATAAATGATCATGAAGACATGCGTGCCACATTTGATGGGCTGAATATTGCAACCACCAAAATTAAATATTCAGTGGGTAATTCTGGCTCAGGACGTGATGAAAAACAGGAACTCATCATCACCAATTACTGAAGCATGGTGTTTATAGATTTATAAATCTTTATAAACGCTCTTTACGGCTTTTGTTTTGTATTTTGCTGCAATGATCCGTAAAACAGAATAAGTCGCTTAAATCGCAAATCAGCGCATGAAATTGGGCGGAAGCATTTCCGCCTGATTTTAAGGCCGCTAAAATTTCACAATGGTGCAGAATCCTCAAACTGTATTTGCATCTATCATGGCTAAAAAAGACCGCACTTCTAAAAAACAAGATCGTACTGCACTTGAAACTAATCAGACTGCTGAAATTGCATGGCTAACAAATCAGGCTCAAGAACATCCTGTTGTTGGAATGACGCCACAGCATTTGTATCGCTTACTCACCGATGCTGAACAAGGCAATTTACAAGCTCAAGCTGACCTATTTGCGGACATGGAAGAACGTGACGGCCATATATTTTCCGAAATGGATAAACGCAAGAAAGGCATTAACGGTCTGGACTGGGGTGTTAAGCCACCAAAAAATGCATCTGAGCAAGAAAAGAAAATTGCTGAAGAAGTTCGTGAATGGATTGAGGACATTCAAGACTTTGAAATGTTTTTGTTTGATGCGATGGATGCTGTTGGGCATGGTTACAGCTGTCAAGAAATTGAATGGCATCAAGTTGGCAACTTATGGCTGCCGAAAAGCTTTGAGCATCAATTGGCGCGTAATTTCATGACGCCATTCGATAAACCCAATGAGCTGCGCCTAAATGACGGTAGTCCAGAGGGTGCAGAGTTTTGGGACTTTGGATGGTTTATTCATCGTCATAAAGCTAAATCAGGATACATTGCCCGATCTGGGTTACACCGAATTTTGTGCTGGCCGTTTATCTTTAAGAATTATGGCATTCGTGATGTGATGCAGTTCCTTGAAGTTTATGGTTTACCTATTCGCCTTGGTAAATATCCTTCAGGTGCAACCGATCAGGAAAAAATGACTTTACTGCGTGCAGTTATGTCTATAGGGCGTAATGCTGGAGGGATTATCCCTAATGGTATGAGCCTAGACTTTGAGTCAGCTGCTGACGGTGACACCAAAAATCACATGTCACTAATTGATTGGTGTGAGAAAACAGCTTCAAAAATTATTGTTGGTGGAACTTTATTAAGTCAGGCTGACGGTAAAACCAGTACCAATGCCCAATCAAATACACATGAAATCCAGTTTGAAAAGATTAAAAAGTCTGATGCTAAACAATTAGCAAGGTCATTAACGGATTACCTTGTCAGCCCTTTGATGCGGCTGAACTATCCAAATATACAACCTGACCGTTATCCGAGCTTTTTCTTTGATACATCTGATACTGAAGATATGGAGGTATTTGGTAATTCTCTTGAAAAATTGGTACGTGTTGGCATGAGAATCCCTGTGTCATGGCCTCATGAAAGGCTTGGTATTCCACAGCCTGCCGATGACAAAGAACCAATCCTAACAATTCAAAATGGGCCTGTGCCTAATTTGGCAATGAACACATACCAGCCTCAATTGTTGGGCGGTATTATTGCTGCCAATTCTGCGCAGCTCCCTATTGAAGAGCAAGCTCTGCAACTGTTGCTGAAGGATCAGACCAATATTGCACAAGACACGGTTGAGTCGTGGACCAAGCAGCTCTTGGCAAAAATGCAGTCAGGCAATGAAGAAGAAATACTTGCGCTTTTACAGGATGCATATCCAGCTGATGACGAACCAGCATTACAGGAAAAACTCACACGCTTGATATTTGCAAGTGAAGTATTGGGCCGTCTGAGTGTTCAAGCGGAGCAAAGCTAATGCCTACAGCACAACGGCCAGAGCTGAACGCTCTGTTTACATTGCCCCCTGAAGATGCAATTTCTTATTTAGAAAATAAAGGCTTCAAGATTGGCTGGGACTGGCATGAAACACTTGATAATGCGCACAGCAAAGCATTTACCGTGGCAAAAGTTGCACGTATGGATCTGCTCCAAGATATTCGCCAGTCGTTAATTACAGCGATGCAGCAAGGCCAGTCGCTTGAGCAGTGGAAAGCTAGTATTACACCTACGCTTCAAGACAAAGGCTGGTGGGGAAAGAAAATAGTCGTTAACCCTGAAGGCCGTGAACAGGAAGTACAGCTTGGCAGCCCACGCCGATTGCGAACAATTTATGAAACAAACATGCAATCTGCTTTTGCAGCTGGCCGTTATAAAGCCATGCTTGCAGGTGCTGAAACTCGTCCATATTGGGAATGGCGTCATATCTCCATTAGTAACCCGCGCAAACAACATGTGGCATTGAATGGCAAGATTTTTAGTTATGACGATCCATTTTGGTCGGTAGCCTATCCACCGTCAGAATGGGGTTGTAAATGCCGTATTATTGCCAGATCCAGTCGTGAGGTTGAAGGCAAAGAAATATTAACTGGCAAAGGTCATGCCAGAACAATTAATGAAAAAGTTGGTACAGATCGTAATACTGGCATGAATGTTATTGCCAAACGGACTCAATTTAATATTCCAACCAAAGACGGCACACTGATCTTCGCTCCAGCAGCTGGCTTCAATGGATCACCAGCTACCAGTTATTTGATTGATAATGTAATGGCGCAGCGGGCAACAGATTTAATGGGTTCGTACAAAGGATTAAAACAAACTCAGGAATTATTGAATACACCAACACGGGCTAAAATCCACGAAAAGTTTATTCAGAATGCCTTGCGTTTGGCTGAACCTAGAAATGAGACCAGTACCATTGGCTCCCTTCAGGATGCTGCCGTGAAATCACTCTTCAGCAGAGGCGTGCCGCTTGAATCACCAATTTTATTTTTAAGTGATGCAATAATTGTTAATAAAGAATATTCGGGTGTAGCGGTTAGTCGTTTGATAGCCTTACCTCAGTTAATTACTGAAGCCAAGCAAGTATTTTGGGACCCTAAAAGCGAGCTATTGTTTTATGTCCTTGAGAAGGATGTTGTTCAGTTCTCAATGAGTGGAACAACTGGCACTTTTGGTGTGTCTAAGATTGTGCGAAAAAAAGACTGGCAATCTGAAGGACTGGAGTTGATTCAATGACGATAGAACTGGGCAATAGAGAGCTAAGGACTCGACTGACTCGCGTTGCTGAAGCAATGCTTGATACATCTCCTTTGGGGCACTCAATTGCCAATAGCTTTTTGACTGTTACCGAAGACAACTTTGATTCTGAAGGCCGTCCTGCATGGGCAGGTTTGAGTCCAGTTACCTTGGAGCGTCGTAAGTCAGGGAAAAAGCTTTTCCAATCAGGTCAGTTGCGTCGCAGCATTACTACAAGAGTTTCAGACAATGAGGTCGAGATTGGGACTAATGACCCTAAAGCACCAACAATGCATTTTGGTGCGAAGCAAGGTCAATATGGCAAGTCTTCAAGAAATGGGCCTTTGCCTTGGGGGAATATTCCTGCCAGACCATTTTTACCAATGGATGAGAACGGCAATTTACAACATGAGGCAGAGCTTGCCATATTTGATGATGTAGACCATTACTGGCATCAATTATTTAATTTCTAAAACTGGGCGGAAGTGTTTCCGCCTGATCTTTTTTCTCCCCTCATTCTAATCTCATACCATCGTTTTAAAAGTCGATGTTATGAACAAATTACTCGTAGCCCTTTGCGCTTTCGACATAAAGTTATCTGCTGATAAGTTGGTGCTTATTCCTGAAGGAATTTTTAAAGGCATTGATGGTCGTCCGTTTGATGCACCTTACTGGCGTTTAACGCCAGAAAATGGTCGCGCATTAGCAGCTCAACTGAACACTCGAACTATTGATATGCTCGTTGATTATGAGCATGCAATTATTGCTGCAAAACAAGAAGGCAAAGAAGCTCCAGCTTCAGGTTGGCTGCGAGCTGGTGGCTTTGAATATGTGGATGGTGTTGGTCTATGTTCTAACAATTGGTCATGGACTAAAAAAGCCAAAGACTATATTGAAGCTGAAGAATACAAATACCTTTCACCATTCATTTTATACGACGCAACTGGGGATGTTCATGGCCTCATTAACGTTGCACTAACTAACACTCCAAATATCGACTCTCTACCGCCTGCAAAACTTGCAGCAGCGGCACAGGATTTTTTGTCTCAAAACCGTGAGGATTCAACAATGAATGAGTTTCTAAAGCTCATGCTCAAAAAAATCGGTTTGTCTGAAACTGCAACTGAGCAGGAAGCGATTGCTGCTGCAAATAGCGCTTTTGGCAAATTTGATACTGCGTTTGGAACTACTGTCTCTGGTGAACAAACACTGGACGCTGCTTTTACCAAGGCGATTGAAGTTAAGACAGCTGCAAATAATCAAGCAACTGTTGATCCAACTCAATTTGTACCTATGGCTGTATATCAAGAGGCTGTAAATCAGGCTGGTGCAGCAGAAGCAGCCAACAAGGCTAAAGAAATTAACGACCTCATTGATGCTGCATGTAGTGATGGTCGTCTAACTGGTGCAACAACAATTAACTGGATTAAAGAACAAGCAAAGACTAATCCAGAATTTGTAAAAACTCATATTGAAAGCTTGCCAAAAATTGCAGCTTTAACCCAAAAGCAAACCACTACTCAACAACAAAGCCAGCCTAACCAACAGCAGGTTTCTGCTGAGACATTAGCTGTCGGTAATTTGATGGGTATTGACTGGAACGAGGCTAAATAATCATGGGCAGTATTTTAACTCAAGAAGAACGTCAAACCTTGCGTCGTGAAGTTGGTTTGATTCCTGTGCCAGTCAAAGCTGGTGCAACGGTAATGGCTGGTTTTATTGCTGTTGTTGATGCCACAGGTCATGCAGTAACAGCAACTGCTGCAACAGGTTTGACTTATCTAGGTCGCTATGAAGATAGCGTTGATAACACTGATGGCGGTAATGGTGACGTATACGTTTTAGTACGTACTCATGATGCGTTCTTATTTGCTAACAGTGCTACCGATCCTGTGACTCAGGCATCGTTTGGTAAGCCTTGTTATATCGAAAATAACGAAACAGTTGCTGAAACAGATGGTGGTGGAACCTTGTCAGCAGCTGGTCGTGTAGTGGGTATTGATGAAAATGGAGTATGGGTAGAATGATCGTTAATGGCGCGAATTTAAATGCAATTTTCTTAAACTTGAGTAAGGCTTTTAACCTGACTTTTAATGATACTCAAGTTGAATACCCTGATATTGCTATGGTTATCCCAAGCAATGGTGCATATCAGGACTATCGTTGGTTGTCGAATTTTCCACAAATGAAAGAATGGGTTGGCAAAAAAAATATTGCCAAACTTTCAGAATATGATTACGTCATTCGCAATAAAAATTATGAAGCAACGATTGAGGTGCTTCGTGACAATATTGAAGATGATCAACTTGGTATTTATAAACCGCAAGCTGAATCGGCTGCTTGGTCTGCAAAACAGCATCCTGATGAAATTGTATTTGAAGCTGCTAATGCTGTATTTACTGCCAAGTGTTATGACGGCCAACCAATGGTTTCTAATAATCATAAAGTTGGTAAAACTACTGTCAGCAATAAAGGCACCAAGAAACTTTCAATCGCATCACAGGAGGCTGCTCGAGCTTCTTTCGGTGCCGCGCGCACAGCAATGCGAAAATTTAAAGATGAAGAAGGCCGTCCTTTAAATATCACACCAAACCTTTTGCTTGTGCCTCCTGCGCTTGAAGACATTGCTAATGCTTTGATGACAAATGCTCAATTAGAAGATGGTAAACCAAACCCTTATAAAGGCACTGCTAAGGTTAAGGTTTCAACTCGTCTAACAGATGACAATGCATGGTTCCTTCTTGATACAACCAAACCTGTTAAGCCTTTCGTGTACCAGCAACGTAAGAAGCCAGTTTTTGTGCAGATGACTAGTATGGATTCACCAAACGTATTTATGGAAGGTGTTTTCTATTTTGGTGTCGAAGCGCGTGGTGCGGGTGGTTATGGTTTCTGGCAAACCATTTACGGCTCTACTGGTACGGAGGCGTAACCCATGAGCTATGCAACGGCAGCTGCGATGATTGCGAAGTTTGGTGAGCGTGAACTTATTCAGCTCACTGATAATGAAGAATCTGAATATTCAGATGCTATTAACTACGACAAGTTGAATGCAGCACTGCAAGAAGCGAATTCAGAAGTTGATGGCTACCTCATTGGTCGTTATAAGCTGCCGTTGCAACCTGTTCCTCCATTTTTAGAAAGTATTGCTTGCCACATTGCACGTTATCACGCTTGTACTGGAGCAATTTCTGAAAATGATCCAATCCGTACTCGTTATGACAATGCAATTAAAACATTAAAGGAAATTGCAAAAGGTACAGTCAGCCTTGGTAATGCTCCAGCTGGTGAGTCTGAGCCTGTTAAAACTTCATCAAATAATGTGATGTTTCAAGTCGGACGCAATGATTTCGGAGGTCGTGGATGGTAAATCTTGATCTCGGTATTGTTGTGCAAGGCATGAAAGATGTTATGCATAAACAGGTTGAAAGTAAGGCATGGCCTTGGGTTCGTGCAATCAAAACTTATGGTGGTGAGTTTGATGGCGAAACATTGGCATTTGTAAAAGCCTTTCCCGCGATATGGGTGACATTTCAAGGTTCGGGAACTCCCAAAAAAATCTCACATAACAAGACTGAATATCCAGTCACCTTGATTGTTTTGGTCGGTGCACGTTCTGTGCGTAATGAAGAAGCTCAACGCTTAGGTGCGGGTCGTGACATCGGTACTTTTAAAATGCTTAGCCATGTCCAGAACTTACTCATTGGTAATGACTTATCAAGTGTTGGCATTAAAGGCTTAGCTTCATTAGAACTGGGCCGTACCAAAACTATTTTTAATACAACTACACGTGATCAATCAGTCAGTGTACTTGCTCAAGAATTTCATACCCAATACACCATCACGGCTTCTGACAGAGACCGTGAAGAGGCTGAGACTGTTGAAGATCTGCTGGGTGTTCAAGTCGATTATTACTATCAACCAGACGATGGCATTGTTGATGCCTCGGATCGTGTTGAGTTTCAGGAAAATTAAGCTATGTCTATTTCTGCAAATATTAAAGTTCCAGACGTATACACCAGCGTCAATATCAATACTCAGCGGACGGGTTTACCCTTAAACGATCAGCGAGTTTTATTTGTGACGCTGGATGTTTTGTCTGAGCAATTTACGCCAGTCGACGTTTATGACAAAGCTGATGCTGATACCAAGTTTGGTGCTAACTCACAAGCTGGGCGAATGATTACAGCTGCTGTTAAAACAAATCGAACTGTTAATGTGCAAGCCATTGCACTTGCAATTGAAGGCTTTCAAACTCAGGCAGCTATTCAGACCGAAGGTGGAAGCGCGCTTCAGACTGAAGGCGGTGCTTTGATTGAACCGGAGTAAGTTATGGCTCAACAAACTGTTGTAATTGAAGTACCAGGAACTCCGATTAGTGAGTTAGAACCAACTTCTAGTGTAACTGCTGGAGATGTAATTCCACTTGTGCAGGGAGAAGAAACAAAAAAAGCTCCTCTTGAACAAATTGTTGATCTTGTTAAAAAAGGTCTAGGAACAGCTGCATTAAAAAATGAAAATGACTTTGCAACACCGACTTCCGTTACAGAAGTAAGTCGAGCTAGTCAAATGCGTGATGATGCTCAGAATGAACGTATTGATACGCTTGAGTACCTTCAACAAACAACTGCGGGAGGTTATTTTAAATCTTATTTAACTCTTGCTCAGGCAAATGCTGATATTGCTAACATACCTTTGAACGTCACAGTCAAAGTAATGTCTGCAACTGAGGGTGGCGATTATTTTAAAGATGTTGCAAGCGCTACAACATTGACAAAATCACCCTATGATCTTGAAAAGATTTTCAATGGTCAGATTGACTCTAAGACTAATATCAATTTGTATCGTGGAATCAATGCCCACAATCCGAATTTCAATGCAAATAGTTTTGATAAGACGACAACTAAACTTGACTATGCACCTACCGAAATAAGATATAAAAATCTTAACGTAACGGGCGGATTTTCAGTGCCATTTAACGGTGAGCTAAGGTCAAAAATTCAGGTCTGGGCAAAAGTAAAAAGTGCTGTTTTGAATGCTGGCACTATGCGTTTGCTAGTTCAAGCGATCAAGAATGATGGTTCAAACTTTTTAAGCGTATATGGAACGATTCCAAATGGAACTGTGGGTTGGATTAAACTTGCAGAACTTACTTCATTAACAGAAGCTAACCGCGCTGTATTTAATCGTTTAACAATTACGCCGCATGTTGTGAATGGCGCTGAATTAATTATTGAAGATTTTTATATTGGTGAATCAGTCCCAACAACAGCATTTGTGCGTACACGTGAACCAATCGACCGTGTAACAGCGCGTGTTGCAACACGTAGAAGTTTACTTCCAAAATGGACGTTATATCCAAACACGGCTGGCGTTGTTGTAAACGAAAATGGCGATATTTCTATACCAGCAAATGGCTCTTATGTTTTGACATTTAATGTCGAGAATGCAAGTCGAATTAACTATTGCGGGTATATAGACCAAGTCGCTACAGGTGATTGTCGACTTTATTTTCGAGGCTTTCGAGCTGGAACATCACCTGCTACATTCCATGATATTCCTTATTTCCCTACAGCTGTCGGTGGTGTTGAATGTATTGGTGCTGTGCAATTCGATTCACTTGTTTCTAGTGTGCAATTGACGATAACCAACTTCAGTACGACAGATCCAATCACTTTACGCTCATTTGATATTTGTTATGACGCTGTTGCAGTGAACGGACAACTGAAAATCGGTGATAAGCTTGATATAGCGACAATTAAAACCGATATTATTCAGTCAGTTGTAAACACCAAACCAATTCAAAATTATTCAAGTGCGCCAAATTCGGAATTCATGCCGAAAAATTTGAGTGGCAAACGTGTTGTGACATCGAACCGAACACATTTTGAGTTTGTCACCAATGGAAATATCAAGCCCAACACTACGTATTACGTAAGTTTTCCTGATGCTGTAGCAACGTTGGGGACTGGTACTGCTCAGTGTGTTTTTTCGCATGTACGCGCTGATATTTCGCCTATAGGCGGAGTAAGTCGAAATTTTTCGGCTGTTGGAGGTGTACTTAATGTGCCTTTGACGACCACGGCAGAAACCTATCGTTTAGCTATTGCAGTAAATGTTACTGGTGATGCGACTGTTGAACTCGGCAGAATGTTACTAACTGAAGTTCAGTATGCTACTGATAAAGTTTTTTCTGATTATTTTATAAGTGACGGTACAGGTACAGTTGTTAGTGATTTTGATTATCCGACACTATCGGGATTTACAAAGTACGGACTGTCAGTCGATTACCCCATTTCAACAGATGGCACGGATAGAGTTTTATCAATTCCGAACACAACAGCTACTGGCGACGGACAAGGTTTACGCTGGATAGTAAACATGCCAAAAAACAACACTAAAAATATTCTGTTGACGTTTTTAGCTAAGTTAAATATGTCAGATATGGCTGTTAACCCAACAAAACTGTGGATCCGTTATTTCCGTGATGGATCAACAACAGAAATGGGCGCTGAAATTCGCACACTTACATTTAATCGCGATAATAGCTATGCGTTAAATCAAGTGTGGATACCAGCAAAGTACGGCCCTTATGATGTTAGTTATATTGAAATGTATATCTACATCAATTCGACTGCTACCGCACCATTGCAGTTGAAGCGATTTATCAAAACTTTGGGAATTCATAACCCGTATGTAGCATTCATTAAATATTTAAATGATGTAGCACCTACAGGTTTAAGTGATTATTTACGCTTAAAGGATGCTTTAACTGCCCAGCCACAAAATGTTTTTAGTGTTGGCCGTCAGCTTTTCAGACCTTTAAAAACAGTTCAGCAAACTGCTTCAGATTATGAATTAATGAATGGACAGTCTTTATTGCCCAATCGTTTAAACAACTTGCGTTACATTGATTCAGATGGTTTCTTGATTGCATTCATAGATCGTGATGACACTGTTTATCTAAGAAAAGGTACAGCGTTATATAAAACAACTGTTGATGATCTAAATTCGCGCTGTATTGCAACAACGACTGTTGGTACAGAAAAACGCGGTGTATTTAATAGTGCAGGTTTGAACCTAATTAATGCTAATGCTCCAGCTGGATTCATGCGTGTTACAGGCGATGGAACTTTTGTTCTAGTTAGCAGAACAACAGCGTTTTATTCAATTGATAAGGGTGTAACTTGGTTAGAAGCAACGGGATACCAAGATGTTAACGGTGAACACTATAACGCTTGGGGTACTGATTGCTCAGATAACGTTGTTCTAACATCGGGCTATAAATTGGCTTCTGAAGGGCGCGGTAAAGGTCGAATTAACTTCTCGAAGGATAACGGGAAAACTTACCAAGTTATTTTAGATATTGAGACTTCACCATTCATTGATGATGCGCGACGTGGCTCTATGCATATTCATTCAATGAAGTATGACCCATTCTGGCAAGGCGTGTGGGTGGTTATGGGCGATGGCGCTTTTCAAAACCCAAATTCAACTGTCACTTCAAATATCTGGTTTATTGAAAACCCAGCAACTGCTCAGCAAAGCATGATTAGTTATGACAGTCGTGGACAGGATTGGTTGAATGAACAGCATGTGTCAGTTTTTCCGATGCAAGACTGTATTTTGTTTGGATCCGACGCGAATCCAACTGGTCTATATCGCATGGCTAGAACTAAGAATGTTAAAGCTTTCCGTGATGTTGCTGTCCCGATTTCTACCGCCTTGAGTCACTATGGTTGTGGCGGTTATCAACATCAGCAATATTTACCTGCAACAATTTATTTTGGTAAAGCAAGTGAGTATACGGGCAATCTAAATGACAAAGTTTTCTTGACCTACGATGGTGTAAACATTGTCGAAATTTATACAGAGCCTGAAACAAGCAACATTCCGTCTGGCAAAGTAAATACATTTGCTTTTGCGCTAGATAAACATTTCATCTTTGAACGTCGGACTGATCAGCGATTTGCGAGTGGCAACACTTGGATCGTGGCTGATATTCGCTATATTCGTTAATTAGGATTTAATTATGACTCTTCAAAATACACTCGATACCATCGCACCTTTAGGACACACCATCATTGCTGTATCAGCTCCTCCAGCTGCTGGAACTGATACAGCTGCATGGATTGATCACTTAACTTCTGTCAGTGATGCAATCAACCAGAAACCCGCGATTTTGGTAGTTCCATTTACTGATATTGTTGCTGCTGAAACCTTTGCAGACCAAGTTCCTGTGAAGACTTGTTACCGTGTGGTTGTGGTTTGCTATCACGGTGCAACAGGTCAAGAACCAGAACTTGCAGCAGCTATGGCGGCAGCTTTGGCAGACTCAAACGATCCAGCTTTACCTTTCAATGGTGTAAACCTTGAAGGTGTTAAGCCTGTTTCTGATGAGTACAAGTTGAAGTTTGAACGTATTAATGCCGCCTTAAACAAAGGCGTTTGCATGATCGAAACTGGCGCTGACGGCAAGCCTGAAATTGTTCGCGCAATTTCTACATTCCGTATCAATCCAGACTCAGGCGATGCAGATGACATCATGCTGGACATTAATGGCGCACTGGTTATTGATTACACACGTAAAGTTATTCGCACGGCTTTGCGTAAAGAACGTCGCCGCAAAAATACAGCAGCAGCTCGACGTAATGTTCGCTCGGTTATGTTGGCTGAACTTCTGAAACTTGATCGTGCTGAAATCCTTGAAAATGTTGAAGCGACGAAAGATCAATTAACTGTTATTCAGAACGAAAACAACAAAACTTGGGCTATCGGCAAAATCCCAGCACATTGGGTGCGTGGCATGCATGTAGTAGATGCACAACTCGATGTCTATTAATCAACTCTCTTTTAAAAGGTCGCAATTGCGGCCTTTTTTATTGGGCGGAAGTATTTCCGCCTGATCTTATTTAAATAGTTATTTGACAATGGGTCATCGTTAAAAAGAGAGACACACAATGTCTGAAGATGCAGTTGGCTCAATTGTAATGAGCTTTAATGGGCTTGATTACGACGTTGCACGGCTTGGTACAAGTGTTGTGACTGGGAACCGCCCAATCCCTACGATGAACCGCCAACAACGCGTGAAATATAAATCGAAAGGTATTACAACTTATGAACTTACTGCAACTGTAGTCATTCCAGATGGTAAAGACGCAGTGCAATGGCTCAATGTTGAGGATGCCCGAATTTCAATCGAGTCACCTTCAGGGAATTACCGAGAGACTTTTATTGACTGTAATGTCACTTCTAGAGGCTCCACTTATGACTTGAATGGCGAAACAGTTCGTGAGCTTCAGTTGTTCTGTTTAGATTATATTGACGAAACATTGTAGGTAAAAAATGGAAAAAATCTTTATTGAAGATGATCTGCCTGTTGCGATTAACTTAGAACGCAATAAGAAAAAAATTAAGTGCACCAAGTTTATTATTTCCGATTTGACAGCACTTGAATATGTGGAAGCTCAGTCGAAAATCACTGGACTGCAATATGTATCTATTTCTGATGTAGTTGCGATGGTTAAGTTAATTGATTCAAATGGCAATCAATATGAACCTACATATGATGAAATCGCACAAACATCAAAATTTAATTTAACCCATTTCTTCGATAAAAAGGCTGAACTTGAGGCAAAGGTGAAAGCCGCGAATTAATTGGGCGTGTCCATTTAATTAAAGCTTTGATGGCTATTGGTATTCCTTATGTAGAGGCAATTAATTTGCCTCTACATATTGCATTAGCTTTTCTTGGCAATATGCGGCCTTCATCCCCTCAAGTATCAAATAAGGAGCCAGAAGCACCCCCTCAAACCTCAGCAAAAACGCATGCAAAAACTTATGTCTCAACAGTGCGTAAACACTCTAAGAAGTCACAGGATTAAGTTATGAGCGGAAGCAATTCAACAGTCTCACTTACATTGCAGATTAAAGGCCAGCAAGCTTTTCAGGAAATGAATCGCTTTAATAATCAGCAAATCCGTGCCAATACTACAATCAATACACAGTGGACCCAGATAAGTTCTGCTCAAACTAAATTTGTGAACGGTGTAAAAGCTGGTACGCAAGCCACTATAAATACGGCCCGTGTCGGTGATCAATTACTGCGTACCAATCGTATGATTGAGGGGGTTCTGAGACAACAATCTATCCAGACTAGAATTCAAAGCCAGCTTTTAAAACAACAAGTCGGTTCAGCTCAACAATTGGCAAACTGGTCAAAACAGGTTGAACAATCAAGCAAGCGTACACACCAGTCAACACAACAAACAATGTCGTTGTGGCAGAAAGGTACTGCCGTTGCTGGTGGTGCTATGGCTGGTGGTATGTACTTCTCTAATGCTCTACAGAAGCCACGTGATTATGATCAACAACTAACATACATTGCTGCAACTGCTACAGGTGGTCAAGGTATGACGCCAGAAGCGCGTCTGGCAGCGCGTGGTCAATTAAATGAATATATTAAGGCGGCAGTTCGTGGTGGTGGTGGAACGCGTGAGGATGCTGCTGAAGCTGCAAATGCATTAATCGCTTCAGGTAAATACGAACTTAATAATGTTGCTCCAGCATTGAATACCGCTGTTAAAACAGCATTTGCAACAGGTGCAACGGCTACAGATGCAGCTACACTGACAACACGGATGCAGGACTTTGGCATCACCGATTTACAACGTGGTCACGATATTGCGGTGCGTGGTGGTCAACTAGGCAGCTTTGAATATAAAGATATGTCTAAATGGCTGGCTCAACAAATGGCTGCCGCTCGTGCTGTTGGTTACAGTGGTGAAAAAGGTTATGTTGAACTTGTTGCAATGAACCAAGTTGCCATGAAAACAGCTGGTACTGCTGATGAGGCTGGTAATAACGTGGTCAATTTGCTCGCAAAACTATCAAGTCGTGAATTTAGTAAATCTATTAGTGATGCGGTTGTTGCACAGTCTGGCGATCCTACAAAATCTGATGGTAAGAAAAAACCCAAACAGGTCTTTGACTGGAATAGTTATTCAATTCAACAGCGTGAGCAAGGCGTCTATGGTGTTGAAGCATTTGTAAAATTATTAGAGCGACAACTCGCTGGTAATGCCCAATATACAAAGCTTCAGGCACAAGCTAAATCATCTAATTCAGCAGCACGTACAGCTGCTTTGGAAGATATGAGTAACATTGCAATGGGTTCTGAGATCGGTAATATTATCGCGGATCGTCAGGCCCTAATGGCTGCTTTAAGTGTTGTCTATAACAAAGACACTTTAAATGATTTAAGAAAGCAATTACCTAATGCAGGCGGTACAGTTGCTTCAGATTATTCAATGGTTAGCCAGACAGAATGGGCAAAAGATCAAGCATTAAATCAGGAAAAACTTTTTGCACAGTCTAAAGCCTATGATGCTGTGTCTGGCTCATTGGGCGATTTCAAAGAAACATTAATTAAAACTGCCTCAGAAAATGAAAATTTGGCTGGTGTTACCTATGGTGCAGCTGTAGCAGTTGGTGGCCTTGCTTTAGCAGCTGGTGCAGCAGCTTTGACTCTCCGCGGTATGGGTGGCGGCAAAGTACCAGAATTGCCTGCTGGTACAAAAGGCGGTTTGGCATCAAAAGCTACAAACGCAGCAAAAACCGCAGGTCTTGTCGGCGCTGCTTACACTGGCTTTGAGTTATTTAAACCTATTGATGATGCTGGATATAAGACTGTCAGTGACCTACTTGCAAAGATCGGTGTTGGCTCAGGTGGTGAGCGTCCAGACTTTGTACAGCAAGCCATTGAGCAAGGCAAAGCTCAACAAGCTTCAGCTGAAGAAAAAAGCAGTCAATTAATTGCTGAACAACAAAAGCAAAATCAATTGAGCCAAGAAATGATTAATAGAATTAATGCATTAATCAATGTTACTGGTCAAAATAAGCCAATGGTATTTAATGGTGGTGGTTCACTTCTTGATGCAATTTCCCACAATGCAGCGACTCAAGAAGCAAGACATGGCGCTCCGCCATTCTATCTTCAGAAAAGATAAGCGGAAGCGTTTCCGCCTTATATCAAGACCAGACATTTCACAGAATAGCCTCACAATAGTGAGGTTTTTTTATGGGCTGGGATACTGATCTTCAAGACGCAAGCTTTCGTGGTGTTCATTTTGAATGCACGTCTGTGGACGATGGTATGTCTAAAACGCTTGCTATCAAACAAGCTCCATATTCAAACAAAGCATCAATTGAAGATATGGGTAACGAACCACTTCGATATTCAATTAATGCTATTTATTCTGGAACTGACTATAAGCAATCGATGGATGCCTTAGTTGCTGCACTGAGGACGACTGGTGCTGGTGAATTAATTCATCCTATTCATGGCATTATGAATGTGTATGTGAACACATACCGTTTTGAACATGATGCCAATAATGTCGATTTCTGTGCTATTGCGATTGAATTTGTTGAAGGTGAACCTAAAGAAACACCTTTATTTATTCCTGTTTCTACCCCTACAACTATTGCTCCAAGCAAGATTGTTGATACACCAACCAGCGCGCTAGAAAAGGCACTAGATAAGCTTAAACTCTCTGATAACAACAAACTGTTTGAAACAGTCAATCGCATCCGCAATGGCCTAGAAACTGCCCGTAAATACATGGGTATTGTCAAAGAAGGCATTGAGGATATTTTATCGCCCAATGATTGGGCTGTTGGATTAGTGGATGACATCACCAAACTAGTCACTTTCGACACCAATATTTCTGCTATTTCTCAGTGGCGCGATGTCATTAACCGTGTGAACCGTTTTGAAAAACTTTTTCAGGATGATGAGTCTCCAGAGTTACAACATACATGGCGTGCAACCTATATCGCCAGCAATATTGCTGTTGCTCAACAAGTTGTAAGCACTACACGTAAAGAAATGGCTGAAAACACCACAATAAGCTTCAATCCGATGGAGCTTGCAGTAGTCCGCCAAAGTGTACGTAAAGCATTACAACAGGCTATTAATGAAGAGCGTGAAGGTTCTTCATTTGAAAATATTGCTCAGATTCAGGTTTATAAAGAAGCTGCTGACCAAATACATCTTCAGATTCAAGAGTTAATAGAAACACGTCCACCGATTACGAAAGTACGTGTACCAGTACCATGCACATTGCATTGGCTTGCTCATTATTTATATCAGGACATGAGCCGTGCAGATGAAATCTTGCGTCTAAATCAGGATTTGATGAATCCAGCTGTCCTTCAGGTAGGTATGGAGGTCACTGTTTATGCGAGATAACCAAGGCAATGAAATCAAGCTGGTGATTGGTGGATACGAGATTTCAGGCTGGAATAATGCTGTTGTAGACAATCAGATCGATACTCCAGCTGAGAATTGGAGCCTGAATCTTTTTCATAAAAGCGGTCAGCCATTACCTGAAGGTATTTCAGGCGGTAGTCCTGTTCAGCTTTATTTTGCGAATCAATTAATTCTTACATCAATTGCAGACCGAGTGCAGGAAGGAATTAACCGTGATGGTTACGGCCTTGAGATATCTGGTCGTGATCTTGTAGGTCAATTAATTAATTGCTCTGTGCCTATCTTTAACGGCCGTCAAATTACTCTTGAAGAGCTTATTGGTCGTTTTATTTTGAATGGTGACCTTGGTTCACTCTTCCACGATGTTTCTATTCAAAATAATTCTTGGCTGAAGAACAAAGTATCTATAGAGCCTTCGGAATCCTTATGGGATGCACTTATTAAAGCTGCACAGGTCACAGGTCAACATGTGTGGTTAGAGCCAGACGGCAAGCTAGTAGTTGGCGATCCATTCGCAAATCCGTATTACGTTAAGACTCCATTAAAGTTAATTAAACCTTTAAACAACGATAACAACGTTTTAAGTCTGCAATACACAAATGATGTATCAAATGTTTTTAGTGAAATCAAAGTGCTTAGTCAGGATGGTAACGGTCAGTACATTCTTTCTGAAACCACAGCAAAAACTCAGTACAGCTTTAATCGATTGAAAATCGTTACTTTGAGTGATGTAGAAACCCAAGCTGAAGCTGATGCAGCACTAGAGAAAATTAAAAAAGACAATGACTTTGAAGCTAACACATTGATTGCTGTTGTTCCAGACTGGCAGGTCGATGGAAAGCTTTGGGCTACTGGTTGGTATGTAAACATTGAAACGAATGCTTTAAGCCGCGCTACAGCAAAATGGGCTGTAGTGGGCTGTACTTTTAATTTATCGCGTCAAGAAGGCAAAACCACAAAGCTACTCTTAAAACGCCAAGGCGACTGGGCAAATCCTTTAATTCTAAAGGAGAAAAACAAATGATTCAGATGGTACAGCGCCAAATTAACAAGGCTTTAGGCCAAATCAGACAGTCATTCCAAGGGATCGTTGCACGCGGTGGTTCAAAAGTACTTCAACTTACAGGTTTACCAGAGGAAACGCTTCAGGAAATCGAATTATTTCAGCAAGTAGGCTTCAGCTCTTATATCCCAGAAGGCTCACGTGTTGTGGTGCTTCCGCTTCAGGGGAAAACTTCACGCTCAATTGTCATTGCAACTACAGGTGGCCCCGTAGTTATCAATGTTTCTGAAGGTGAAACCTGCATTTACGACCAATTTGGTCATTCAATCTGGCTCAAAAAAGACGGCATCAAAATGAAAGGAAATGTTGATGTAGATGGCTATATCAAAGCCACAGAAGACATTTCAGATAAAACAGGATCAATGCAAGAAATGCGCGATGCCTATAACCCTCATACACATGGCAATAGCCCACCACCATCAGAACCTATGGAGTAGTTATGGGAACTATTAATTTAGAAACGAAAGATTATGTACTACTCAGCCTTGATCAGGCTTTTAAGGATGATGTGGTACAGGCTGTTTGTCAGCGTTTAAATATACATCGTCGCAAGTACTGGAAGGATCCGAATCTTGGGAGCCGTTCATACACACTACGTCGTTCAAAGGATGTGCCACGCATTGTGCAATTAGAACAACAATACGCTGAAGAAGCTTTATCTGACTTAGTGCCAGACCGACTCGCTTCAGTTGTAGTAAGTGCTACTCAAACAGTGCAGAGCCAAGTTGATTTGCTTATCGAAGTAACCAAGCTCACTGGCGAAAAGCAGACAATTCCATATTTTGTAGCTGTAGGTGGTTGATATGGCATTTTCAACAAAAAGCTTTTCTCAGATTCGTCAGGATATTGTTCAGGAAATCAGAAATAAGACTGGTTTAACCATTAATGATGACTCAGATGCTGCAATTCGTGCTGATGGTACTGCTTCAGTAGTTGAAGGTTTATATCATCATCAAATCTATATTCAAAAACAGATGTTTGTTGCGACAGCTGATGAACCTTTCCTTTATATACATGCTGTGCGTTTAGAGTGTCCCCGTAATGGTGGCTCTAAAGCAGCAGGACGCGTCAAAGCCATTTCAAATACATCTGTAACTGTTCCAGCGGGTACAAAAATTACAGATGGTAAAGGTCGCTACTGGCTCACATTGTACAAAGAGCAACTGACTGCAAATAAATCTAGAGAAATTCAAGTCATTGCTGAACAGGCTGGCGTGAGTTGGAATTTTGATGGTCAACAATTGCTATGGGTTAGCCCTTTAGCTGGTGTTGCATCACAGGTCGATGTAATTGAAATGTCTGGTGGCGTGGACGTTGAGGAAGTTGAAGCTTGGCGTCAACGTATGCAAGCGAAGGAAGCACTTGGCCTAATCCGTGACCGTGAAGCTGATCTAGAGCGAATTGTTAAAGATGTATCAGGTGTTGCAGATATTTTTATTTTTCCGAAACGTCGGGGACTTGGTTCATTAGATGTTGCGGTAACAGCAGTTGGTAATCCACCTAACTCACCAAGTACTGCTTTATTGGCTGCTGTTCAGGCTGCTTTAGACGATTATTCAGGATTCTGGGCAGATGTTAGAGCTTATGCACCAACTAAAGAATATATAAACCTTACTGTTCTAGTAACAGGTTCTGTTGGTTTAGATGTTGTTGAGCAAGTTGTACGTGAATATGTCGGGCAATTAAAGCCAGCTGAACCTTTCTTAGTCACGACTCTAATCAGTCGTATTAAAGAACTAGTTGGTGTGGTCGATGTACAGATCACACCTAATACAAATCAAACACCTACAAATACCAACCTAATTACTGGCTGGCTTCGTATAGGTAATTTGGTGGTGGATTACGTATGACATTTGATCAAACTGTAGAGCTTTATGCTTCAGTACTTCGCCAATTACTGCCTGTTGGTGGATATGACAATGCACAAGACACTGTTATTGCAATTGATATCAACGCTCATGCAAAGGTATTGGCTCAAGCTGACATGGATGCAAAGCGATTGCTTTCATTTATAGAAGGCATTCCAGTTGAACTATTAGAAGAATATGAACAGTCTTTAGGTTTGCCATTCAAATGCACGGTAAATGGATCAAAAACCATTGAAGAAAGATTACAGATTATTCAATGGGTTCAAAAGACTAAAAACGTGCTTAATCGGACTTATTTGGAAGAACTACTGGAACTTTTTGGCGTTGAGTTGATTGATTTAGTACGTTACACACCAACTCAATGCACCGCACCTTGTACGTCTCCAGTCAACACCGAAAGCTTACGCTTTAAAGTCAAACTCATTTTAAAAGCGCCAATAAGAGCAGATATGGCCTGCATTATTGAAAACTATCTACCAGCCTATGTACGACATGACATTGAGGAACAAGTATGAAACGAATTGATAGTGTAAACGCACGTCCAGACGTAAATGGAGCTGGCAAAGCGGGTTTTCATGATAATTCTGATTTAAGTGGCCAAGATGCAACTTATCTCACTCCTGATTTTCTCAATACGATACAAGAAGAACTGGCAAACATACTTGAGCTTAGAGGTATTACTTTAGATCCAGAGAAACGTCGTCAACTATATGATGCTTTGGCAGGCAAAGATGATTTAGATGCTGCAATGGATATCGTTCAATCAATTATTGATAATGAACGTAATGCGCGTATTAAAGCAGATCAAGACCACTTAGATGCAGTAAATCCACATCCTCAATATGTAATGCGCAAAGACTTTCGTTTGCTTTACAGAACGCTGACACCTGAAACAACGATAAACCCGAAGATTTATATAGATGATCCGCAGAACTGGCAGATAAAACATACAGTAGAAAATATTAGTGCTCATATCATGCCGAATGGTGTTATTGAGCAAACAATTAAAGTAAGAACTGTATATGGTGATTACAATGCACAAGTCTATCTGCCTGTTGGTGTTTCTAATATTCTAAATGTCTCTGCACTGTATCAGGGGCAACGTGAGAATCAGAATGCAGAAGATGATTCTGCTATTCGTTTATTAGATATTTACGACGAAACAGTTCAGTTGGAGAATGGTTTACAGGAATGTAGAACCGTCGTTAACTTCCGATTTGACTATGTCAGCGGCAGTACTAGTGGACAACGAGAACGTTTTGCATATCTTACAATCAAGGGCTTTGGTGCTTCAAATACGGATTTAGAGAACTTAAATAGCTATCCATACCCTTACTACAAAAATCAGGATGATTTGGACGGCCAAGTTGTCTATGTAGACCAGAATCTTACGAATGTAAGCCTTTTAGAATTATTTATTCAGACCTATGGTGCTCCAACAGCAACTACACGCGCAGTATTTGTTATTGCTTCAGGCGTTACTCTTATTGCTGTTACTTCTGGTAGTTGGTTGGATGGTTCAAGCCGTCAAATCATTAACTATGGTCATATATATGGTACTGGTGGTTCAGGCGGTTATTATGATGCTAACGTAGCAATGGTTGGCGATGGTGGTACAGCTATCATTGCACAGAATGCTAGTAGCTTTATTGATGTACGAAACTATGGTTTGATTGCAGGCGGTGGCGGTGGCGGTGCAGCTGGCAAATCTGAGTATTCAATTGGTGCTCAAGAATATTATGCTGTTGGTGCAGGCGGTGGCGGTATTCCACTCGGCACAGGTGGCAGTAATATCAATCAAACCGCACCTGAAGGTAAAACACTTGATAACATTGCTGGTACGAATGCCACGCTATCTGTTGTGGGTAATGGTGCTGAAGGAACAGGTTTAGCAGCTGGTGATGGTGGAAACGTTGGTGAGAATGGTAAAGCTAGTGAATCAACTCTTGGAAATGGTGTTGCTGGTTTAGCTGGGTTTATTTATCAAGGTAATGTTACGATCACAAATATTGGTGGTGGACAGGTCAAAGGCAGAACACCTTCTAATTGA